CAGACAATACGACTTCTTCAGTTTGCTAGTTCTTATGCAACTATTGTTGTTAATGAAGCAACTGGTGAGCCTAAGGCAGTATTAGATTCTCCTTCTTGCAAAATTGATGCTTTGATGGATGACATTGAAAACGGAGACTTTGGAGATGACTCTGTAGCAGTAAGCGCTGTCTCTAAACAACTTATTAATCTGCTCAGCGCAGAGTTGACAAAGAAAAAGATTTCGCATGGATTAATCACAGGCGACCAAGATGAAGATGAACGTCAAAAGGCTATTGACGATTTCCAATCTGGAGCCATAAAATGGATTCTGTTCACAGCCCAAGCGGGAGGAGTTGGAATTACACTTTCTGCTGCTCGTCGCTTAATAATGCTTCAAAGACCTTGGTCTTTAGTTGATTACAAGCAAGTATTAGATCGCGTACACAGAATCGGAAGCGAAATACATGACTCTATAGTAATTACCGACTATGTTACGGAGGGAACTATAGAAGAAAGAGTTATCCAAGTTTTAGAAACTAAAGCGGATAACTTTGAACAAATTGTTAGAGATAAAGATCAACTTCTAAAACTACTACAAGATGATAAGACAGGAACACTATGAGTGGAGTCATAAGACTATCTAACTCGGAACTACAGACATTTAAAGATTGTCGCCGCAGGTGGTGGCTAACTTATTACCGTGCATTGAAACCTAAGCATCAAGATATGACTGGTCCACTTGCTATGGGAAGTAGAATCCACGCTGCGCTAGATGCTCACTATGCAAAAGGTGTTCCTCTACTAACTGCACATGCTGAATTAATTGAGCAAGACAAACAACTTCTACTTCAAGATTTTAGAGATGTATCTAACCTTGAAACAGAAGGAGAGTTAGGTCGCATCATGCTTGAAGGCTATGAGCAATGGGTAGAAGAAAATGGCATTGATGCAGAGTTAGAGATGATTTCTACTGAAGAGCAGATTGTTGCTCCACTGTTTAATGGTGAGGTAGAACTTCAAGGAAAACTTGATATGCGTGTTCGTCGCAAAGCCGATGGCGTAAGAATGTTTAGAGATTTTAAAACTGTAGGAGGCTCTTTATCTGAGTTTGCAAATATGGCTCACATGAATGAACAGGTTATGACATACATGCTTTTAGAGTCTACTAAGACAGATGAGAAAGAAAGAAGTGAAGGCGGAATATTTACTCTCCTTAAAAAAGTCCGTAGAACTGCAGCTGCTAAGCCTCCGTTCTATGATCAAATAGAGATTCGTCATAACATATTTACTTTGCGTTCTTTCTGGAATAGAATTCACGGAACAATCACAGATTTAATGAGAGTAAGACATGCGTTAGATTCTGGTGAGAGTCATGCATTTAATGCTTATCCAAAACCAAGTCGTGACTGTAAATGGAAATGCCAATTTTTTACTATCTGCCCAATGTTCGACGACGGAAGCGCCGCTGAACAAGCACTTAGTGAAATGTATGAGGAGACTGATCCTTATGCATATTACGACACAGAGAAAAAAGGAGGCGAGTGACGTATGAGTGAGATCCAACGCTCTCTTACGGTTATGGTCTACGGTGAAAGCAAGGTAGGTAAATCTACTTTTGCTGTAACTGCTCCGTACCCACGGCTCATGCTTGACGTCGAGGGTGGGCACCGATTCCTACCTATCGTTGTTAAGTATTGGGATCCTCTTCGCGAGGAACCACCAATCGCTGATGGAACTTGGGACTCTGTTGTAGTTACAGTTCGTAACTATGACACTGTTATTAAGGTTTATCAGTGGTTACAACTTGGAAAACATCACTTCAAGAGTTTGATTATTGATTCAATCTCTGAACTACAAGTTAAATGTATGGATAGCATCGCAGGTACAGAACAAATGAAGATGCAACAGTGGGGCGAACTTCTTCGTCACATGGGCGGGCTTCTTCGTGATTTACGCGATCTAACTATGCATGCTACAAACCCTCTTGAAGCAGTTGTATTAACTGCTATGTCAAGAACAAGTCAAGACGGGAGACACCGTCCATATCTACAAGGTCAACTAGCAATTCAAGCACCATATTTTTACGACATTCTTGGTGCGTTGACAGTAGAGCAAATGCCAAATCCAGATCCATTACAGCCTCCTTATAAAGTAAGGCGTATGTATGTGGAAAGAACAAACGATTATGAGGCTGGCGAGCGAGTACAAGGTCGTCTAGGTTCTATAGTCGAGCAAGACAAGTTATCAATTGAAGTAATGCTTAATACCATTTTTGGAACTAAGCAAACTACTCAAGACAAAACCACTAAAGAAAAGAAAGAGGTATAACAAATGAGTACTCTAAATTGGGGTGACCTCATCAAAGAAGCAGGCGAATCAGGTAACTATGATCCGCTTCCAGATGGTGATTATGATGTTGTAGTCGTAGAGGCTACGCATAAAATGACACAGAGTGGCAAAACAATGTTCTCTGTAAAAGCGCAGGTTGAGGGTGGCGCTCATAACAAGCGTCTTGTTTGGGACAACTTAGTTGTTTCTCCAGACAGTCCTGCTGCTCTTGGTATCTTTTTCAAAAAGATGCATGCTCTTGGTGTACCTCGTGATTACTTCTTACAGCAACCAGCGCCAACCAATGCTCAAATTGAGCAGATAATTTCTGGTAAGCGTTTCCGTGCTCAAGTTGGAACACGTACATGGAATGGTTCTAAGAAGAATGAAATCAAGAACTACTATCCAAACGCTGCGCAAACTTCTGCAGCATCTGCTCCAGTTGCTGCTGCACCAGCGCCAGCACCTGCTCCTGCACCAGCGCCAGCACCTGCTGCTGCACCTGCTGCTCCGTTCTAAATAAAAAATAGAGTTTACTAGATGTTGTTGTTGTTCAGGGGAATTACCAACAACATCTAGTAACCATCTTAGATACAAGAGGTTTATGTGAAGGTATTACTTACAGGATGCACTGCTTCTCATGCGTCCAAAAATACAAACGAAAAGATGCCTTCATTTGCTGGAAATATTAATAGTGCTTTAACTGAATTAGGTTTTGATGTTACTTGGGAAGATCCTTCAGTAACTATGACTAAAGATTATTTATCTCAGTACGATGCTATTTTAGTTGGCATTGCTAAGCCAACAGGTATTGCATCCCACAGGGCATACGGTGCTTTATCTGTAATAAATCACGCTAGTGACCTAGGAACTCTTTCTCTTTTTATAGACACGATAGATCCTCACAAACTTTACTTCAGTCTGGGAGATATATACAGAAAACCAGAGTCTTTCTTTGGCAGTTTTTACTCTAAAAAGCGAGAGTATAAGTTGGCTATAGAGCCTAAGAACTATGAGAACGTCATAGAGGGCGCTAGAAAACTTTATGGCGGTGCGTGGCCTAAAACAATTATTCCTTCATATCCTTGGTCTACCGAAGAGGTAGTTACTAAATACATACCAAACATAAACAAAACAAAATTATTCTTAGTTAACCCAGACGCTTACCTTCTAGAGATTAATAATCCAATACACAACTATGCTGATGGAAGTTATTGGTGCATTGATAATCCTAAGACAGATTGGTATCGTAAAGTATCTGTCTCTTTATCTAACCCACAGGTTAACTACAGAGCAACTAAGTGGGAAGGTAATAAAGACATATTAACTAGAATATCTAGTTCAATGGGAGTGCTAGTTTCGGTTTATAAATCTGGAAATCCTTGGTGGTTTCCTACTTTATCTCAAGCGCTTTACATAGGAGTACCTGCAGTTACTGATTGGAGGTTAACTACGTATATGGGTCCAGAATGGTCAATGCTTCCAAACGCTATAGAGGAGATGAGCCCTATTGAAAGGGTGGAAGTATCTAAAAAACAAAAAGAATCTTATATTCAAAATGCACCCTCATGGGAGAGTGTAAAAGAAAGTATAGGAAACATACTGTTACAAAAGTAGTAAACAAACTAACTAGGAAAGGAACAAAAAAATGGCTGATGTAGATATCGCCTGGGTAAAAGAGCAACTGACAAAAAACAAGACCAGAAGAATTGTTGGTGACTCTGTTCTAACTCTTCTCAAGTCTTGGGAAGATGTAAAAGAAAAGAATAAAGATCAAAAAGTTGACTACTCTAAAGATATTATTGCTATCTTTGCTAAGTTGTCATTGGGGCACGCTCTTGTAAAAGAAGAAAAGGGCGAGACTTGGGTTCAAGTAACTCCTGGCTCAATTGTTTTGGCAGATTACGTGCGAATAAAGTCTGATGCTTTTGATAATAAAAGCGGTAAAGACTTTAATGGAAGAAGAGGTCGGGTTGTAGGCATTCGCTACGGAGATATTATTATTAAAAGCGATGATAATAAAGCTCCTCTTTTAGAAGGAGTTCACTTAAGACCAGATCAACTAGAAAAACGCTTGTAACTTGAAAACAGTTACATATAAGTTCTCTGTAGTTGGGAATAATCATCAAGAAATTGTTGACAATATCAAAGAAGAAATATCTTTGTATCTTGCCATAACCTCTGATGACCCACTAAAATATGTTAATTACGAGGTGGCTGTTGATAGCGTCTCTGATAAAAATCTTCCCAAAAAATACAATGCTCAAGTGATAGCGAGGATAAAGGATGACATCAGGTAACGAAGAAACACCAACAACTAATGAACCTACTACCTTACGAGTTGAAGCGCTACGGGAAGCCGCCAGAATTATTTCTGGGGAGCGCAACAAACAGTACGGTGGTCCTGAAGAAAACTTTGAAAGAATAGCAAAAATATGGGAGATAATTTTTGGTATCCCTGTAAGTAATGAAGACGTAGCGATGGCAATGGTTGCTGTAAAGGTTGCTCGTTATGCGTCTAAATCTGGATACCAACCAGATACTTGGATTGATATTGCTGGTTACGCTGCATGCGGTTATGAAGTCGGGAACTTGGAGAATAAACAAAAGTAATTTGTAAGTAAATAACCCGATAACCAAACTTTAAAAGGAGAGCCAAGTGTCTCGTGGACCATGGGAATTTGAAGAACCGTTATGCGCAGAAGTTGGTGTAGAAATATTTTACACTGATGATAAAGATGAAAAGAAACTTGAATCAATGAGTACATATGCTATGGCAAATTCCATATGCAAAAAATGTCCTCACAAAAACGAATGTGCTGAATGGGCTATTAAAAATGAACTGTTTGGTTTTTGGGGAGGACTAAGTCC